GCCTGATCGTTTAGGAAGACTAAAGCATCGTCGGGAATCAAGCCCGCGATAGGGCCAGAAAACGTTGCATCACCCCTGATTGCTGCGCCCAGAATTTTAGGCAAAACACTTTCGTAGATTGCTAGTGTTTTTGCTCTATTAGTAAATGCTGCTGGCTCAAAATACTCATTGATAGCACTTGCAGCTTCGTCGTCTTGAGTAACTTGAATGGAAGTCCGCACAAAACCTAAATTCTGTAAATCAAAGTATTGATCGTCACTAATTCTCGGATTCTTAACTATCGAGCCCGCACTGGTTCTTCCTTCCGTGTAGCCCGTGTTTCCAATGGGTGTTTGCAGAACCAGATTGTCGTAAGCCTCTTTTTTCATTTCAGGAGTTGCTGCAAGCAAAACCGAATCCGCTTGAAGTTGATCGATTTGTTTGTTTTCCAGCATTAATCGCACCGTCTGATCCAATTGCGGGCCAGCAGCGCGTATATCTGCAGACCTTGCATAACTGAGATCGTCAAGCGGCGTCATTTCGCCACCTGCTTGCCGATTTAGCTGCTTCAATCGCTCATCGAGCGTAAAACCCATCTCAGGAGTAACGCCAGGAACCCCGGACTGTAAGGCGTCCATGACAGCGCGGCGGCGCAAACGATCTGATTCCGTTGTCAAGTAGTTGGATTCTCGCTCCATGTTCTGCAGCTCTTGTTCACGAGCTTGCTGCGCGTAATAGTTGCTTCTCGCTATATTGGTTGGGTCTTGCATCAGGCCTTTACTAATTAGGCGCTGAGAAACTAACCCCTGCAGCATTCCTAACACTGGGTTCTTAGATCTACGTGTCAGAAAATTGCTCTCTACCTGCTGTTGCTGTACTGGAGGCAAGGTTTGCATATCGTTTGCAATTGCAGCTCTCTGCGCTGCTAGTGTACGAACATCACTCATTCGGTTGTCGTAAACGACACCCTGCCGCTCTAACTCGTTGCGAGGTACAGGGCTCATCTGAGCAGACACTGGCTGTCGGGCCAGTGCCTGCCTCTTCATCATTTCATCAAAGGATGCCATTTCGCTGCTCCGACTGATTGCTGTTGGTGTAGTACATCTTGTCCAACATCTCGTCTACTTGTTCGTCAGTAAGACCCTTACGCATCAGCATGCGCCTCACATGAAACTTCGGATCAGTACGCTCTCGAAACTTATCCATGACGAATTTGCTTGGATCAGTAGCGAGGTCGTTAACCTCGCCTAGAATGTTGTCGGTTTTTGCTTTCAACAAACCGCCAGCAAAGCCCATAGGCTTTGATTCCATAATCCTGTCCTTAATCTTCTTCTCAGCGGCCTTCATAGCTACCGCCTTCAATGCTGCGCCCACGTTAACCTCCTAGAATGCTAAAGCCGCCGCCAGAACTTTTCTGGGTGACAGGAGAGGGCAGTATTCCCGCGCCACCACGAAGAACGTCGAACATCCTAAAAGGCTGTTCTCGTTCTTCTAAGAATCGGCGATAACGATCATCGAGTAGCTCCTGCGCTAGATCGCGCTGACGAGTACCGACTGACTCAAGTGCAGCTGCATCTTGGAAAGCGAGTCCTCGCTGCTGTTCACCTAGCCCCGCTAATTGCTGTGCAGCGCGTAGATTTTGGTCGCCAGCCGTTAAACCAACTTGCTGGTTAGCTAACGCCGCTCTAAGCGCAGCTTCTTGATTGCTTTGACCGACTTGAGCCGCAAGCTGGTTTGTAGTCAAACCTGCTTGCTGATTGGCGAGTCCCGCTCTCAATGCTGCGTCTTGGTTAGACAGCATGCCCTGATTACGCGCCTGTCCTGCTGCTAAGGTGGCGTCCAAATTAGCCCTCTGTGCTGCAAGGTTATTAGCTGCATTGAGTTGCGATGCTTGCAGCTGATTCGCAGCTGTAGCTTGTTGCGCTTGAAGATTCTGCGCGCCTTGCGTCGATTCCATCGCTTGCCGAGCTGCTTGGTTAGCGCGAGCAATATCAAGCTGACTTTGCAAATTCTGACCACCCGCCGTGAGACCAGCTTGTTGATTAGCAAGACCAGCACGCAGCGCCTGATCTGCAGTCGTAGTGCCCGCTGTTAAACCTGCTTGTTGATTTGCTAAAGCAGCGCGCATGTTCGCATCTTGCGCTGCAAGACCGCTTTGCAAGGCTTGACGACCTGATTCTGTAGCAGCTTGCAGTCCTAGTTGCCCGCTAGTCGTTGCGGCAGATAACCCAGACTGTTGATTGGCTAGATCAGCCTGCAAACCGAGTTGAGCCGATTGCAATCCTGCTTGCTGTGCTCGCCCTAAATCAGCTTGAGCCATTTGCTGCGCATTTTGGAAACCAGCTTGACGCAAGCTTGCAGCTGTTTGTGCAGCTTGATCTGCAAACGCTCGGTTAGTTTCAGCCTCAAGTAAACCCTGACGGTCACCACCGAATGCGTTTGCAGCGACAGCACTTGCAGCGTTTTGGTTTTGCGTCATTTGACGAGCGCGATCTAAATCGCCCAGTGCAGCATCTATAACCCCGGTGGTGTACTGATTCTGATAACGCGATAAATCGGTATCAGCAAGAGACTGAGAGCCGACTGTTTGCGCTGTAACGTCACGACTTGTAATCGGGTCGACGTTGATTCTGTCGGTTGCCAAAGTATTTACGGGGCCGACTTGTTGCGCTGTGACGCCTTGCGCGCTGACGCGCTCTGGCGAGAGCATACCCATCGGGCCTATTCGATCCATGCCGAGCTGTGAGGCTGTGATAGATGAAGGCGCAGCTACTTGCTGATTAGCGATTTGATTGAAGCCAATGCCCGTGTTAATTGCACCAGCACTAACAGCTCCAGGGGCTGTCGGCATACCTACGTTTGACGAAGTAACCGAAGTGGGCGAAAAGTTTGCAACGCCTTGGGTTTCTTGAATCGCTTGATTCAGTTGACTTTGACCGATGCCTGCTCGCGCCGCATTTGCTGCTGCTTGCATGCCTTGAGTCTGCGCGGGACTTGTTGGAGCAACAGTCGCATTTAGGTAGGGCTGGTACGGCGTCTGCGCAAGCTGCGCACCAGTGTCGTACACCTGAAGCAGCCGCTGTTTGATCTCAGGATCAAACTGCTGCTGCATTGATTGCGTGTTTTTACCTGCCATTTTAACTAATCCTAAAATTGCTTGGTGGTGCAGCAAAACCGCCAGTGTTTCCTGCGTATAGTTTTGTTAGTTCGTCAATCTGAGCCTGCAGGCCAGACGGATCGAATTGTGCAGCTGCTGGTAAGTCTGCAGCTGTTAGAAACTGCGATGTATCGACAGTCGGCGTTTCATTTAACAATCCGACTTGCGTTTGCAGATTAGATATTTCTTGCTGCAGCGCAGTCGGGTCAAACTGTTGATAAGTCGGTAGATCTGCAGATGTCAGAAATTGGCTGGTATCCACCGCAGGCTGATTTTGCAGAGCGGCAATCTGACTCTGTAACCCAGATGGATCAAATTGCTGGTAGCTCGGCAAATCAGCTGAAGTTAAAAACTGGCTCGTGTCGTAAGTAGGCAAATCTGCGGCTGTTAAAAATTGTGACGTATCCATCGGCTGAGCCATTGCCAACTCGTCAATTTGAGTCTGCAGTTGCGTAGGGTCGAATTGCTGATAAGTTGGCAAATCTGCCGCAGTGAGAAACTGGCTTGTGTCTAGTGGCTCAGCCATCGCTAGTTGGTTTATTTGGTTTTGTAAGTTTGTAGGGTCGAATTGCTGAAACGTCTGCTCTGGAATCTGCAGGTTCGTTATACGATCTTCTAAATCCAACATTTGATTTTTGAGTATCGCGTCGTCGTACTGAATTGTTGGCGCAATATCGTCAGCCGTTAAAAACATCTCTTGCATCGCCTGCAAATCCGCAAGCTGATTCAAGATATTTGAATCGTCATACATGATCGTAGACCCGTCGATCACTGGGTCGTAAGGCGTATATGTGTCGTAGGCGTCTGTGTAAGTGTCGGCAGTATTCCCGCCCCCAGTATTCCCACCTCCGGTATTTCCACCCTCAGAAGTTCCACCCGATACGACATCGTTCATGGCTTCGTTTACATCAGCAGCGGAAGCGCCCCCAGTATTCAAGATGCCTTGAAGCTGACCGAGAATTTCTGCGTAAATTTCGGGGTCGCTGTAATCGGTGCGCGTGTCAACGACATCAGTAGCAGCTGCTACTGGAAGGCTAGAACTGACATAAGCTCGGTTATCCCCAGGCAAGGTAAACTGATCGAAGTAACCTGCGTCGGGCTGGCCTATAGTGGTCACGCCACCATAGAAATCAGAAATGTTTTGAGGGGTGGTGTTGCGCACTGGCGCAGCACCGCCGATTCCACCTAGCAAAACAGGGCTAAGAGAGCCGGGGCTACCGTCACCGGGAGTAGATGGGATATTAAATGCAGGGGGAACGTACCCAGGCAAAAAAGGATTATTGTTCTGAGCCATCGAGATCTTTCCCTAAAGTCGTGTGTATTTTTTTGTAACCCATAGAAACAAGAGATCTTTCCCAACCAGATCGTCCAGACAGCGTTATGGCGTCACACTCCAATGCCTTTGCGAAAAACTGCAAGCTAGGTTCCATCTCCTTTAGCTCAGACAGATCGCCTGCCGCTAAAAAGACATGGAGGACGCGCTTGCGAGGAAAATCAGCAACCTCAGTTACGATGCAGCTATTTTCCCCACGCCAAAACATCATTTGTTCAAGCTCAACAGCTTGAACAATGTCCTCGTAGATGTGAGTGCCGCCGCAATACTGCAAAGCCGACTCAATCAGCGTTTGATAGGGGGCTAACACATCTGCAGCTGTTTGTTGCTCTACTGCATTCATATTGAGCTCGCGCTTACTGTGCCGCTGTTATCAACGGTGATCGAATAACGAGTGCCGTTGGGTGATTTCAAAATTAGCCGCGCAGCGCCAACCTCTACGTCTTGGTTCTTTTTGTGATTCAAATCGTCAGCCTGCTCGATGAGCAGGTTTCGCTGCTGCTCAACCTGCGCATCGTAAGCTTGTTCTGGACTTGGTAAACGAATGCTCATCGACGCGCCCCTGCAGCAACATCCAGACGCATATCACCAACACGCCAGCTGGTGTTTGTGGCCCCAGTCACACGCATATTTACCTGACGCCCTGTAAATCTGACCGAAGTAGGCGTAGCAGAGAGCGTGTATGGCCCGTGAGTTGATTGGTCTGCAGTTGGGTAGTTGCGCGTCTTGAAAGTGGCTGTAACAGCCCCCTTGGCGCTCTCATCTGAGATTAAGCTACGGGCGACAACCATCCGGTCTCCGTTACCAAGCTGTATCGGGCCCGTTTCGGCAAAAACCTCTGAGTCGGTGTCGTACATGTAACCGACTTCGTGCTCGTATATGTAACCGTCGCTCGTTACATAGTTTGGGTAAACAAACGTACCGACATCAAAGCCAGCTGTGCGGGCGAGGGTGCCAACCTGCCAATGCCCTTCAACATAGTTGTAGGACACGTAAGAATCGTTTTCGTTACTACCCGCAGATGGGTAAAACCAAACGACTTCTGAAAACTGAGAATTTAAGACACCAAAAACTTTGCTGCGCTGACTGCTGTTTAGGTTCTCAAATATAAAATCGCCTACCGCGCTGCGTATGGGCTTCACAGTACCGTCGTATCTAAAGAAGCCGTTGTTGCCCATCCAGAAAGCCGACTGGTCGGCCACTACACAAGACCCAGCACTAATAGCGCCACATCCCGTACCGACTTGGCTAAAACCATAAACGAAGGGGGGGCCCTGATACCGAGCAACGTGTGCGTCTATATCAGTCAAAAGCAACGTCTCGCCGCGCATTCTGCGACCAGCGATTAGATTGCCGTTTGTGGCAAGCGTGAACGAGCCAGCTTGATTGGTTGATGCAGGAGTCCACGTATTCGTGTCCTCCTGATCGCTAAAAGCTACTTTATTACCGACACCACCAGCGCCCAGAGCAAAAACGAATCTCTCAGGCGTTACAACGATTGCTGTAGTAGAAGTAGGAGCGTTACTCAGTAATGCAGCTGCAGAAGATGTGTTATTGGCCCATTGATAGACCTTACCGTCACTTGTAGCACAACCGATCAGGTACTCACCAAAAGTATCGAGAGACCAAGTTGTTGCAGGGGTGTACGTACCTCGATCTGGACGAGGGGTGTTCCAAGTATAACTGTTCCACGTAGAGCCACCGTAACCAAGGTTCTGAACAGCATCAGCACTACCAGCCGTAAATCCTGCGGGTGTGATGTCGGTAACCGTGGAGTCGGTAGCAACGAAGTACAGATTTGTGTGTGTGCCCGCAGCCGTGCGTCTGCTGCCACTGTTGTCTAACCACGCAATCATCGCACGACATGCGCCAGTCAAGGCGCTAGTCGTGCGAGCTCGCCAGCCGCCTATGGGCTGCATGGCTCCCTCGTACCATCGAATCAGATTGGCATCAGACCAAGCATTTGCTTGTTGCAACTCTGTGCCGTTCTTAACGACGCCTGCTGGCACTTTTATACTAAACAGAGGCATATTCACCAGTCTCAATCATTTCGCAAATCTCTTCTGCGCGATAACCAACTTGTTGCGACCAGCGTGAGTCCAAAAACTCAGCTGCGCTCATTATGTAGTCGTCGCTTTCTAAGTAACCGATTGCTTTTTTGAATTGTCTGAACCGAGTTGCACCAAGGTTAAAGAACAAGTCGATGATGGCGTCCTGCCGAACAGCGTCTAATCGCTTAAACCATGTGTACTCATTGTTTAGCTCTTCACGACATCTTTTGATGTCGTTCTGGAGCAAGTAATCAATTTCGTCATCGCTCAGCCCAAGACCACCATCTCTGTCTATATTGCGACCACAGCCCACAGTCACCTTCGACTGGCTGCACTCATACGCGAAGTGCTCTACGCCTTCGTGTCTTTTCAACATGTCGATCAGTTGCTGGCTCATTTCTTTCTCAGGCTCATCAATCTGTCTACGCCACGAATGCCAAAGCTGCTTGAGATAGCGATAAAGAGCAGATATTGGTAGTACTCTGGCAAGTTTGATAACGCGCTAAATCCTTGTTCGACTCTTTCAATTACGCTCGCATCGTTAACAGCAATTGCGTAACCGACCATAAAAATCGGCACGCTCAACACTAGCGTCCAAAACTCATCTTTCAGGCTGTTGCTTGACGCATCAGCCATTTTGCTTTCCCACTCAGCGCCGCTCTTAATCTGTTCGAGCTTAGCTGCTTGCTTCGCCTTACCGATCTCTTGACGATTCTTTATTACGCCACCAACAAGGTCGGTTACAGGGCCGAGTAGGGTGCCAAGCAGCGCCACTAGTCTTCGGTCTCTGTTTCGGGGTCGCGAAATAAGATCGTAGCCCCAGCCTCGCTGCGCCTTATCGTTCTAGGCCTGCAGTGGCATTCGTAAAATCTGTTCTGCCCCTGCACGCAAACTCCGTTCATTTTGTACACGCTCTGACAGTTCAAACTGACCGCATAATCTAAGCATCCAGTGAGAGTCTGAAACGCCTCGTTAGCAATCGGCTTTTCGAGCATCCCCTTCTCGGCGCAGACCATCATAAAAATAAGCATCGTCTCGCCCACTACAGCACCTTTTTTCTACGGATAGCCTGCGTGGCTCGCTCTTGCAGAGCCTGCAAGTCGATGGTCAGTTGGTAGACCTCGCTGTCCCAGGCTGTGCCTAAAGTCAGCGGGCCTTGGTTCTGCACAAACACCTTTGCGCCGAAGCTGCATCGCTGAAAGTTAAACGACAGCCAATTCATCGCTACCGCCTTCCGCTTTGCAGGCGGGTGGATCTGTGCAAGCATTTTGTATTCGCGCAGATCGCAGTAGAGGTTGGGGCGTGCAGGGTCATAGGTTATTTGGCCAGTAGAGCCTGTACTAACGCTTGCAGCTGCTCGTTGGTCTTCTCTTGAATCTTCTCTTGACGACTCAACGACTCGATCACGGCCTGCACCTTCTGGTCGGTCACTGCTAACGCTTGACCGTTGGCCTGCGCTTTTTTTACCGCTTCTTCCGCTACCGCCGCGATTCGCTCACGCTCTTCGCTGGCGTGCGCGGTATTGGCTTGTAGAACGCCCCAGCTGACGGCTATCGTTATACCGCCAATCAACAGAGGTAGAGACCATTGCGGAACGCGGATCGCTCCATCACTCATACCAATCTCCTAAATCAAAAACTTCGTTGCTATGACCGTCCCGAAAATGACGGGGTACATCCCCCACAACATCAACTCCAACCGATCCATCTTTTTGCCGCCCGACTCCAAGCGGCGGTTTATTTCTTCATAGCGAGCCGCGCACTCGCGCTCATGCGCCTCTAGGTTTGCGATGGCTTGCTCTGTGGGCGTCATTCGTCACCCTTGCTTTTGGCGTGGCCAATGTTCAGTGCTAACAAATCTATTATGGGGTACAGCTTGCCTATCCATTCATCGTCCACCTTAGTCTTTGTGCTGGCAGCGATCAGACTAGCGACAGAGATTATGGAAGTAACAACGGTCAGCGCCGTGCCAAGATCCATTACTGGACAACCTCTTCGTCGTTCTCAACGATCTGGATGGAGTCCTTGATGTCTGCAGCCCAGCCGTTAATGGCGCGCTCGTTTTCGATCAACTGCATCTGCAGCTGTTGTTGCTGCGAACGTAGAGCCTGGATTCGTGCCACCATCGCCTGCGCTTCGACTTGCAAGTCTTCTAGCAGATAGGTCTCGTCATCGATTGTGATCGTCGGCTGTGCGTTGTTTAGTTCTTCCATTACCACGGTACTCCTGCTGCGCTCACTGGGTTCTTACTAAGTTCAATCTGACTAGCCACTGATGCTTGGTATGCTTCGACCTGTTCTTCACCAATGGCTGCTTTAGCCCATGCGATTGCATCTGCTTCGCTTATGTCTGCGTAGCTGGTAAAGCTGTCCGCATCTGGCGCTTCTAGCCCTACAGTGCCGTAGCAGCGGCCTGAGTGGACTACAGCGTCATCGCCTTCGCCTACTGTCTGACTGTCTACTACCTGCCAGTGCAGTACGTTAACCACCCCCTCTAAGCCACTCTCTGAGTCGCTTAGGGTTCTTTCCATGCTTGATACTGTCCATGTTGCTGCCATTTTTATGCTCCTTTCAGTGCCGCTACTTCGGCTTGTAGTTCTTTAATTGCGTTAATTAAAACAGGGACTAACTTCAAGTAATCCATTTGATAGTCAGACTGCTGTTCATCGTCGGTTGGTTCGTGTTGCAGCATTGTCATGCTGTTTTTCTCAACACCAGCGGCGTCCAAGGATTCCTCAACGTCTTGAGCGATTAAGCCAGACATCACTGGTGAGCCTTCATCGTCGATTTTGTAGTTGTAAGTGACAGGCTTGAGTGAAGTTACAAAGTCCAAGCCAAGCATTAAATCATTGATGTTGGTTTTGAAATTACGGTCTGATGGCAAAGAGTTCGCGTTGGTGGAAATACTGCCCACCTCCACCACATCCTTAAAGAATCTAGCAATCTTTCCGTGCGAACTTCGGCGGTTAAGGTTTAGGCTTTCGCTGTCGGTGGCGTCTGCCCAAATGTAATTCCCAGTGTTGATGGTTACGGCGTTGGCTGCGTTTGGAGATGTGCCGCCGAAAATGGCGTTGCCGCTGCTGTCGATTACCATTCTAGTTTGGTCGGCGGTTAAGAAGTGCATGGTGTCTGTTGTTGGAACAGATAGCCCTATACCTTGGTTGCCTAGCTGAAGCCCTGCGATTGTTGAATTTCCGTTGTCGCTTAACAGCAGCTTGCCACCAACATTAGCAGCGCCAGATAGGTGGAGGTCTTTGAAGCGGTGGTCGGCGTGTCCTAAGTCAAAAACCCCAGACGCAGCACCATTAGATGTGGTGTTCCAAGGAATGTAATCTTGGTCGCCATCACGGAATTTAAGACCTACGGCGGCATTGCCGATGGTTAGGTCGCCACCTTCAGTACCAATCGACCCCACGCTTGAGCCATCTTTGCGGAATAAAACAATGTCCCCGTCATTAGTATTTCGCCCAAATATTGCGCTTTCAGCCGATGCTTTTACTGCGGCAAACAGTCCGTCTGCTCGTGCTTGTATGCCTACAGTGGTTGTATTTTCGGAAGTCTTGCCCACAAGCAAATTGCCGCTCACATCCAGCACCATTTTCGGACTGCTGTTTATTTCGGTGCTTATAGTTGAGCCAGCAGAAGCGGACGCCGCAGTAAACCACTTGTGAGCGCCGGAATACTGCAAATAACGTGACGCGCCGCGTGTTGAGATGTTCTTGAAGGTGTCGCTGTTATCAACGTAAGCGTTGTTCCACAGCTCAGTTGTTACACCCGCGTCAGAATGCAATGTTGCTTCTGTACCAAGCATAAGAACATCGTCTGTCGCATCGTTACGCCAGTTTGCGTTTGGTGTGCCGCCCACTCCAACGCGACCACTGCTGTCGATGCGGAATTTTTCGTCGCCATCAATTGCGATTTGAAGGTGACTGTTGGATACAACATTGTTCGGGTCAACGCTTACAAAAGTTGAACCGCCTTGGTGAACCATGCTAAATCTGTCGTTTGTTGTGTCGGTGTCCTCAAGCATGAACTGAGGGTAACCCGCTTTAACATGAAGCGTGGCTGCTGGCGAACCACCAATGCCCACTTTGCCGCTGCTGTCGATAATAAATGGCGTCGTATGAGTACCCACCGCCATTGGGTCACCATCAGCCGCATTGCTGACGCCAATCGTAAAGTTTCCGTAGGCGCTGCCGCCGTTACCTATTGCCCAATTCCGTCGCGCAGCATCAGCGCTAGTGTCAGTGAGGTAAATCTTTGACATGCCAGCGTAAGAAGATGTATCGCCTTTGATGTCTAGCTTCGCTTGAGGGTTGGTCTGACCGCCTAAGCCCACGTTGGTGTCAATAACAACAGAACCTGCGCTGTCGTTATCTCCAATCCTGAGATTTGCACCGTTGCCATAGATGTCCCACTTGCCTGTCCCACTGCCAGCGTACAAACGTATGTAGTCGCCTGAGCTAGATGAGTTAGATATGAAATATGAGGATGACCCAGTAGTTTGAATGCTGGTGCTGCTGGTCAAACCAGCAGTAGTCACGCTGCCGCTGAATGTGGCGTTGCCGCTATCAATTGACAGATATTTCGTACCACCCATCAGAGTTGTACCAGTTCCAATGGCGACCACACCGTTTTCATCTGAAGCTAGATAGCGATTAGCTCCCGCTGTGGCAAACTTAATTCCTGCGTCATTCGTACCAGTTTTTGTCAGAACAATGTCGGCAGTGCTACTAATGTTTCCAGTAGTGCTTAACGTGGTAAAACTTCCCGCCGCTGGGGTAGATGACCCGATGGCTGCGTTGTCGATTGTGCCGCCGTTGATGTCGGTTGTTGTAAGCACAGACGAGGCTATCGTCATCACGCCAGTGCTGTTCGCAATCGTCGCAGAGCCAGTGCCATCGTTGGCTTGGATTGTCGCAACTTTAATCGTGTCAAACTCGGCAGTGCCTTGGTCAATGTTCGCCAGGGCATCTACTACCGCTGCACCTGATCCCGCGCCATCGAAGTAAACGACCTTGGTTGCGCCGCTTTCAATAGTGATGCTTGCACCAGAGCCTTGCGAGATCGTGATGCTCTGGCTACCACTTGTCGCGTTCTCTATGTACTTCACCTGATTCAAGGTGTTGGGCGCAAACGTCAGAGTGCGTGTCGCAGTCAGCGACACGCTGCTGGTGATCTTGAGATAGCTAGACTTCAGCGCGTCTATGGACGCGCCATCGTCGGATAGCGTGAGGGTGGCGTCTGCATCTGAGGTAAGCTGATGCGTGCCATAGCCGAATACTGAGGCTATGTTGGTAACGGTCTGGTTAAGTAGCGTGCCCCACTGGCCAGAGTTGCCGCCAGATTCTTGGAGCCGTAATTTTAGTCTTGAGTCGAATGTATCAGCCATTTCTTAATTCCTATGCCGCCTCTTGCCAGTTAGTTGATGCAGCTGGTTGCTCGGTGTAATCAGTGCTTGCACTGCTCTGCGCAGTGAATGAAGTAGATGCAGCTGATGCTGGGGTGTAGCTGGTGCTGGCCGCTGGCTGCTGTGTATATGTCGTTGATGCGTTGGACTCAGGCTCCCATTTCTCACGGCCTGATACGCTGACGCTAGATGACGCCGCGATTGTCGCAGCGCCAAAATGAAACTCGCCGCCAAGGATTGTGACGGTTGATGTTGCTGTGATCGTTGCAGATGCCGCGACGATAATTTGTGCGGATGCAGCGACGCTGCTGCTTGCCGCAATGCTTGCGGCAGCATCCGCGACACGCTCGCCGACTGCGCTGACGCTCCCTGCAGCACTGATCGCGCTCGCCGCTTGAGCGATACGATGCGCTGATACAGCCGTGCTAGACGATCCAGAGATCGTTGCGCCTGCCACTGCGACTCGCTCGCCAGCTGCGCTAACAGACGACGAGGCTGTGATTGTTGATGCGCCAGCTGCGAGGCGATGTCCCGCAGCGGTGACAGTAGACGACGCAGCAATCGAAGCACTCGCATCCACAACCGTGACGGCTGACGCTGAGACGCTGCTTGCTGCGGTGATTGTTGCTGACGCGCTCTGTACCCTAGCCGCTGTTGCCGCCAAGGTAGCTGCTGCTGTAATTGTGCTAGAAGCAGGAACAACGCGATTAGCAGCAGCACTAACGCTCGCAGAAGCCGTGATGGCAGCTGCTGCGTGCTGGACGCGAGCGCCAGCGCAAGCGAGCGCACCCGTGGCAGTGATCGTTGAAGAGCCGTCTTTATAGCTCCATACGTTCCACTTGCCAGAGTTGTAACTGCCATTGC